AGGAAAACTTAACCCTTATGTGTGGCTCATACTTCTGTTGCATTTTTGCAACACCTCCTATGTTCCTTGTGTAGATCATATAGATAGGCTAACCATTCGTCTGAAGTCATGTCATATATCTCACTCACAGGCTCTGTAATGCGTTTTATCCTAAATCGCATGTCATCACCCATAGGCTTATAGAAAACTAAAAATCCGGGTACTCTAAGAGCCTCTGCGACCCTCTTTGTAACAGTTGTAGCCTTGAAAACCTGCTGCTTATCATAGCAAGTCTCTTTTACAGCTAATGGTTCATAACATAGGGGACAAACCTCTATAAAATCTATATCTATACCGGCTAATCCTTTGTATTGCCTATGCCAATCGTTGTAACCACCATTGCTAAAAGCATAAGTCCATCTAGCCATGTTTCCTTATCGAATCTTGCAGCATCTTCTTTTGTTTTTTTAGCATATCTATTGTTTCCTTTAGTTGTGTTATTTCATAGTCTTTAATAGTATTATCTGTTTGTAATATATCTATTGTTTTTTCTAAGTCAGCATCCCCCCTTGCTTTATCACTTTTAAGTTTTTTTAATTCTTGTTTGAGTTTCTTTACTTTATCAAGAGCTTCAACCTCATCAAGCATACCTTCATAAGTCATTTCAATACCTCAATCTTTTTAACAACTGATCTTGGGTATACTGTTATGTTGCCAACTGTAAGTGAACCATCATCATCAAAGCTATGCGAAGCAAAGATGATAAGTTTCTTTTGGTCCTTGTATAATAAGTAACCTGTGTCTTCACAAAAAGAATATACTTGATCTTTTGCTTTTTCTAAACTCATCCACTCCGGGTTCGATACAATATCGATCCAGTATATTTTAACTCTTTTGTATTTAAATTTTTTTTTATTTGATGAAGTCATAGAAATCGTTTGGTTGTACCTTTTTATTTGTAGCAAAATAAATTTTTTCCATAACTTTTTTATGTGGTATTCTTTGACCTGTGCTGTATCTTTGTAAATTAGTTGCAGGATTTTTATTCTTAATTCCTATCTTGGTTGCAGCTTTATTGTAGCTTAAACCATTCTGTTTTATCCACTCTTTTAATGTCATAATTCCTTCCTGTTGCTTGACTATTGTCAAGATAGTCATTCTTCTTGCCACAGTATTACCATATTGGATATATATATCAATAGAAAATAACAGTAGACAATATGGTAAAAAATCTATATAAAAAAGGAAACAACTATGATACTTAAAAAGGATAAACAACTAGCAGACTTGGTTAAGTCTTTATCAGGTGGCGAAGGCTTAAATCATTTCTCATACTCTCAGCTTCAACAATCTATATCAATGTGGATCGTAAATTATTTTGTACGAACACAAGCTCAAAGAAGAAAGGATAAGAAAAAATATCTTGTGGGTTTCGGTAGTGTTGCAAGTAATGTGGCACAAATAATAACCGGGAAATATATTTTTCATGGAGCTGAGAGGGAAGAGATAAAAGAAAAAGATTATGCAAAAGTTTTTAAACATGAATACAAAAAATATTTAGATGAGCCTTTTGATGAAAGAGATAAATATATAAGAGAACAAATAGAACAACACTTACACGATACAATAAAAAATATTTTACAAACTGTTAAGAATATTTTTGGTGATGATGAGCTTCAATGCGAAAGATATGTTGACATGATACCAAAAGATTTGATGATAGGTATAACAGGTAGAATAGATTATGAAGCTGATGCAAAGTTTGCTGAGTGTAAAACTAAACCACCAACAGTTAGAGATATAAAAGGTGAGTTAAGATTTTATTCTAAAAAATTACCTACTGATCCTGACCCAAGAAATGTAACGCAAGTTGCTTTCTATACTTTGGCTAGTGGTAAAGAACCATTTTTATTTTATGCTAATGAAAAAGATTATATAATTTTCGATCAATCGCATCCAATGTTGAAACAAGATTACTTGGAATATTGTTTGGACCAAATGATAAGAAAAGCGATGACGATACAAAGATTACTTATTGCAAGTAATGGCGATCCAAAGATCATGGCTGGGTTTGTTGAAAGACCTGACTTAGATAATTGGATGTTAAAAGATGCTAGTACAGAGCAACTAGCGATAATCAAACAACTATGGGGTTAAACAGAAAGGAAAAATATGCTTAAGACATTAAAAATAATCGCAGCCGAATTAAAAAGAGCTAACGATTTAAAAGAAAGAGACATCAAGAACAAAGAGACTTGGATGTGGTATTCAAGACCAAGTGCCTCTAATGCGGATAGTGTGAGCTATAGTGGTGTACATGGTGGTTATTCTACTACTACTGCAGGGGGTAGATAATATGAAAAACTTAAAAGATAGGATAGCTTCTGTAATAGAGAAGGTAAAAAAGGATGGTACATACATCGATAAAGAAACTGGTAGGAAGTGCGTAAAAGCAGCCAGTAAAATAAAATACTTCACCGAAGAGTTTGTTGGTGAAATAGGTATAGTAACTAATATAGATACCCATGAGGATTTCTATGTTGCAACAGCAAAAATCAATACACCAGAAGGCACTCTTGCTACCGGTCATGCAAAGGTATTTAGGAATAAACCTAAGTCATTTGAACTAGCAGAGACATTTGCCATATCAAGAGCTTTGAGCTTTTTTTCTGTCATGGATGACAACATAACCTCAAAAGAGGAATTAGATGAGGTTGGAGTTCAGTTAGAGAAGGAAGGTTCGAGTGCTGAAGTCATCGACTTGCCAAATAAAAGACAGGCTATGGTCGAAAGTACATCAGTAGAATACATCGTTGATAAGATAAAATCAGTAAAACATTTATCTGAGCTGCACTTTTTAAAGAATGTAAAGTTTGCAGAAGAGTTTAACGATGCTTTACAAAACCATCCCAGTACATACAAAAAGCTAATGAACGCTTACGATGTGCAAAGGGGTAAACTTAAACAAATAACAGGAGCAATAAAAAATGGATAATATATATATAAAACTTATCCCAAACGAAGATAGACAATCAGCAAATCATCCAAGTTGGGTAGCACCTATCAATCCAAAGTCCCCGGAGGGGAAGCAATGGAGGATAGGAGTTAAGATAGGAGAGACTTGGTATAATCAAGCTGGGTTTGACGAATTAGCAGAAGATGGACAACCTACTGGTGGTCTCACAATCAAGCTATCACCAAACGAAAAAACTCCCTCTAAAGGTTCATCAGGAGGTGGTGGTTCACCAAGTTTTGCGTACAAAAAAGAGTATCCAAGGCAAGGTTCTTATGCTAATAAACAAAGAAGGTATTAATTATTTATAAATACCTGCTCTCGATGAGGCGAGGTTTTTAATCTGGCGTTCCTTTCTGCCATCTTTAGTTGTTTTCCTCGCCTTGTCATTTAACTATGACAACAATAGACCTTACAGATAAAATATTAAAAAAAATTATGGAAGAACGCCATAATGATTATGGTGATTATAAGGAAAACTTTAGATTGATTTCAATTATATTTAATGTAATTCTACATGACAAACTCAAGGATGATATAGAACCACACGAGGTTGCACAACTTATGATGGGTTTAAAACTATATAGAACTACCAGAAAATTTAAGAAAGATAACTATGATGATCTTGAGATATACTCAAAAATGGCTAAAGAACTACATAAATTAAGTGTAGACAAAAAGGAATAAAATGACTAAATATGTAAGAATTAAATCTGGCGAAGCTAACTTCCAGTTAGTTGAAAGATTTGATGATGTAAAGAAAGCTGCAAACCCCAACGCACAGGGTGAGTATGTAGAATGTAAAGTTGATAGTGTGAAGATAGACTTTACTAAAGTGAAAAAGGAGAAGGATGGAAAAGCTGAAACAAGATTTCCAGAAGTTGCAAGACCTTCAAAAGAAAAAGCATGAGGCATACCTTGCAACCAAAGCCAAAGCTAACAAACTTAAAAAAGATAGCTTTGATTTGATATGGAAAATAGAAAAAGCTAAAGAACTATTGATGAGATAACTTATCAATATATAAAAAAAACAACAGAAAGCGTAGGGATTCTATGCTCTAAAGAAAGGAAACATGAAGATACAAGACATATTTGATAAGCATATCAAAGAAGATATTAATATATTTCCATATCAACTACAAAAATCATTCAATAATTTATCTAATAGTGAAAGAAAACTATATGAGATTGCATTTAAGAATGGATTAAGATTTCTAAATAAATCTAATTACACAAAAAAATATTCATTTAAAGTTCCAAAACATAACCTTGGTAGAATACAAGAAGAAGAACTACAACAACTTATACAAAAGGTTTGTGATAGGTATGAGGTAAGTAAGAAAGAGTTACTTAGCAAATGTAGAAGAAGAGATATAGTTCGATCAAGAAATATATTACATAATGTTTTAAATGAAAAATATAAGATGAACCTTACAAATATTGGTAGAATATTTAATCAAGATCATACAACAGTTTTGTATTCAATACAGATGAAGTTTAACAAAACTTTTTATTGGGATAAAAGCCAAACCATTTGGGAAGAGACTAAAGAATTATTTATTTAAGTTCTAGCGTAGTTAGGTTTCTTGCCTGATCTACCTTTGCTCTCAGCTTTCTTTTTCCTTGATACTGCGGCAGCTCTTTGGCTTGGTGTCATTGCTCTAGCTTTTGCGGCAGGAACACACTTAGGATAGTTCTTTCTTTTTTCACCTTTACTTCTACCGCACTTTGGAAAGCCACCGCCTTTCTTTGGATTGGCAATGTCAACCCAGTTAGCTTGTACCCAAGATCGTAAACCTTTTGACATTATCTTTTCTTTTTCTTTTTCTTTTTACCACCCGGTGTTATCTTACCAGAGCAGACAGCACTAGCATACATATTAGCATACGCTGATGGGTATACTTTAAATTTTCGCTTTGCTGCGGCTTTACCTCTTGGACATAATTTTGCCATTTATCTTTTCTTCTTTTTCTTCTTGCTCATTTTAAGTTTTCTAAAATCAGCAGCATCTATCTTATTTGGATTACCTGCAACACGAGCTATCTTCATTTGTTTCTTTGAGTATTTTTTTCCCGGCATTATCTCTTACCTTTCATCTTCATACCTTTTTTTTTCTTATCCATTTTGTTTTTCTTGTTCATAGGTTTCTTCATTTTTTTTCCATAGTGTCCCGGCATTTTGTTTCTCCTTTAGTTTGCGTTGACAATAATTATCGAAACAACTTCCTTCACGACCTTCGTGGCAAAAGTATTTCTTATCTGCATTTATAATCCATCCACCTGCATTAGACAACAATTCTTTTTCGCATACATGACACCATCCACAAGTTAGTATAGCTTGTTTTTTATCCCAAGTTTTTCTTTTCAATTAACATCTCCATCTTCTTCGAGCCTGTCTTAGTCTTGAGTTAGGGTCTTTCGCAGCTTTTGGAAATCGTTTCATTTGACCTGCTGATCTTGCACAATAAGATTTTCTTCTTGCTTTCTCTCGTGCAGTTAGTCCACTCTTTTTAGTTACAGCAGTTTTAAGTTTTGATCCGGGGTTTTCTCTTCGGTATCTTGCAACACCAGCTTTAGTCATACCCGCACCAGACTTTGTGGACCTAAAATACTTTTTAGTTTTTGGTGGTTGCTTATCCCTTTTTCTCATTGTTCAATCTTTAATATTTTTTTCTGACCCATGTATATCTCTGTCAAAGCATTTACCTTTTTACACTCAAACCTAACTCTTTGTGGATTAACTTCACGCACAGCTACACGTTTAGACTTCAAACATTTGCTTATACTTTCTTTGTATGTATGCTCAACCATCTCATTATTCAGATACATTATTAGAGCTATAACTATTTCCATTTTCTCTTACCTTATCTTTTAACTTTTCTACATCTGCACGAAGTCTGTCAATATCTTTTATCATTCTTTGAATATTAACTCCATTGTGCATCATCTCATCTACTCTAGTAATAGTCTTTTCAAGATCAGATGCTAGAGATTCTTGGATTAAGAATTGTTCTTGGTCGATTGGTTTCTGATCACTCGCTTTGAGTAGATCGTTAAGCATAAGCTCACGACTTGTTTCTAAAGAAGTCAATCTACCTGTCAATTCTGTGTAACCGATAACGCCAGCAATAACACCAGCTACGATTGCCAACATATTCTTGATTGGCATACTTACTGAAGTGCTTTCGCTGATCTTCATTACCAGATAATTGCAACTATGATTGCAGCTATAACAATACCAGCAACTAATTTATGATCGGTCCAGTAATGTTTTATTGTTTCAATAATTTTTTCCATAACATTATCCTCCAAAGTTTTTATATCATTTTCCTTGTTTATTGTAAGCCTTAAATGAACGCTTTTTTGCTTTGTTCATAGAAGACATTTTTGGTCTTCTACCAATGCTAGTTTTTTTTGGTATTCTTTCGTGAGGTACGAATAGTTTTAGATTTCTTTTTGCCATTACCTTGTTGTGATAAAAGTTTTACTTTTCTTTTATATTGTTGGGTAAAAGATGTAGTAATTGATTTCATTATTTTTTAACTAACGACCCACCAAAATATAAACCTATGATTGCAGATACTAGGTTAGTATCTAATGGTGTGATGACAATACCTTTTGCATCCATTGGTATCCATTTCATTACTTCTTTACCTTCAAAGAATAAAAACCCCGGTTTAAATTGTGTGTACCCAACTATTACATGAGCATCTGGAGATATTAATGGAAGTAATTTTGGAAGAACAACAATTGCAAATATTGCTGTTAATGCAATAATTCTTCTGGTCCATTGAAAACCTTTATTGTCATATTCTCTTGCTTCTTTAAATCCTTGTTGTTGAACTTCAGCTCTTTGTATCAACATCTTTTGTTCAGCCTGTTTTGCTTTTATACTTTGCGACCAGATACTCATTACGCCACCAAGTACAGTTGAACCTAACATTGTTATCATTTCAAAAGGCATATCATTCTCCTTCTACATATATTATTTTAACCTTAAGTTTTTTTTGTATATCAGACAAGGGTCTTCTTATCAATGACCCAGTAGTGTTTCTTTTATAGCCATCATTGCTAATAAAATCAGACTTTCTGAAGTTTTTTGTCTTAACATCATAGGCTTGGTACTTGCCTGTTTTCATATTTAAGGTAACTATATCGATTGGTCCTAGTCCTCCAAGGGGTGTGAATACTAGAATGTTTGGGTCTTTGGCAAACTTTAGTTGAGCTGTAATCTCGTTTGTTAAACCTGTAATTGTTGTGGTTTTTCTAGCCATTTAATTTAAAGTAACCTGCCACAGCTACTACTAAACCAGCTAAAAAAATCAAAACATTTACTGCACCTTTACCTTTATTCATATCTGCTCTTAATGCTTTTATATCTTGTCTCATCTCAGATATTTCTTTTGATAATGTTTTCATTCTTTCAGCACAAATTTTTTCATGTGATGATAGTCTAATTCCTACTCTTTCTGATATTTCTACTTGTGATTTTTTAGGCATTAGAACTCTCTGGTTTTATTTCTTGGCAATAAAATTTAATAAATATTTTATGTTCATTTATTTCTTCTATACCTATTTCTTCTGTTTTTATTATTGATTCTGAATAACCACCTATCAAACAACTGTATAAGTCATCATATTGGTTTGGCATTGGGTATGGGTCTAAGCATATGCTATTGATACTGCTGCATAGTATCATGCTTAAAACAAATTTCATTTTACAAAACTATAGTGTCAGCTTCTTCTTCAGTAAGTGGCTGTCCAGCGATTAGTTTAGCTTTAGCACTAGCTTTTAAATTTTCTCTAGCAATTCTTTCTTCTTCAACAGTAGGTAACTCTGCCATCTTAGCTTCTATGTCAGCTTTAGAAATAGGTGTTGTTCCATTGTGCCAAATAATTTCACAAGTATTTATATCTGAACCATCAACAGATACCTCTGCACTAGGATTTATTTTTAGTATTGCTTCTATAATCATGCTGAAATCTCCATAGCTATAATACTTGATGTTCCTGTAAAATTAACACCTTGTTGCAGTACATAATTAATTACAAATTGTCCATTACTTCCTGTACTTGTTTTACCTTGTACTTTATAAGTTGTTGCACTTGTGGTACTTGGACTATCTAAAAAAGAAAAATGACATGGAGATGTACTTTTCGTACTTGCGTTTTCACTACCAGCTTCTTGTGCAAAAACAAAAGTTCCATTATTTGAACTTCCACTTGAAGTTAAAATATTAGTGCTTCCTCTTACTAATTGAAAATAAGTTCCAGATGTATTCCACCAATTTCCTGATATGGTTAAAAAACCTTGTATAAGAATTTTGTTTGATGATGATGATGGAGTTATTGCAACATTATAATCCGTAATATCTACATAAGAAGTGCTTGTGCTACTAAATGTATTTGTTTTGGTAGCTTGAACAACTTGCAAAATCTTACCAGTAGGAATAGCTGCTGGTAGAGCTGTTATCGCAGATATTGTATTATTGTTTGGTTTAATTATTGCCATTACTCTCCACCTCCATTATCTATTACTGTTCCACCATCTGCTATCCATTGTTGTATTTCTTGGTAATCTGTGTTTGCTTCGTCTAATGGAACATGAATATCAAGATTGTTATTTTCAACAACTACATGATAATATAAAGGTGTATTATTAAATAAATGATATTTTAATTCAACAGTTTGTATTTCATTTTTATTAATCATAATTCTGCGTCTATTGTTACGTTTGCATTTAATCCAGTAGTTCCACTTCCAGAACCAACATTTACAAAAAAACTTTTACTATCATGTGTCTCTCCCAAACTACTCAAAGTTCCACTTGATGCTGATGATGAGCAAGATGGAGCAGCTCTTTTTCTAACTCCCCATGTAAGCCTTAAGTGTCTATTGTGGTTACCATCTCCAGTAGTGTATAGCGGACAGTTAGATCCAACATCTAATATTTGATAATATCTTAAACATCTAATTTGGTTTACATCAAAAGGTAAGAACTCAAAATCAGATGCTGCTGTTCCAGCTTCTAGCTGCACACCTGTGATGTACCATTCGTTTGATGTGCTGTCTGCAAGGTTAACTTGACCAACTGCTTTATTTGCATTCGTAGCTGATTCCCATGATGTTGCTAAAGTTCCAGATGTATAATCAGTTCCAGCACCTAACCAAAATTCTATTTCTAAACTTTTTGCATTATCATTATCAAAAGCACCAGTAGTATCTCCAGCAAAAGTTATTTCTTTTTTCTCCCAAGTATCTGCCGATGAAATTGTGTAAGACTTTGAAATCTGTCTTGAATTATCATTATCTCTTAATTCACAAATATAAGTCCCTGTTTTATTTGATTTAACCCAAAAAGACATTGTAGTGCTTTCAGCAGATGAAGTACCTTTTTTTAAATATTGTAACATTTGACCTTCAATTCTTGTTTGTAAAATCATTGCATCACTAGAACTAGGAGAAGCGTCAGCAGTAGTGCAATCTAATTTCATTGATTTTGCAAAACCTTGACCAGTAGGTACATCAGTAGATTGTGATTGTGTCCATGTACCTAAAGAGCTTAAAGCTAAATGCCATCTATCCATAGTATTGTAAGCAGATGAAGTAAGTGATGATGCAGAAGTTGCTCTTTGAGCAACACTCATATCTCCATTGATGATTATATTTTTAAATGCTGATTGATTTTGTACAGTACCACTTGCAAGTTTAGCAGCAGTAATTGTTGAATCAGTTATCTTAGCAGCAGTAACTGCACTATCAGCTAGTTTAGCTGTTGTAACTGTAGCATCGCTAGGTGTACCAAGATCAAGAACATCACCAAGTATCTGAATAAAATCTATAACATCCCCTGTTGCTAGGTTACTAGCAAAAGTAATTGTAGAACCACTAACTGTAAAAGAACTACCCGGTTTTTGTATTACACCATTTAGAGATACAATCATGTGATTAGCAGATTGAGGAATAACATTAACTGATCCTACTTGCATTGTGTATGCAGCTTGACCATTAACTACAGATATTGCATCGCAAATCTGAAAATTTCCTATTGTTGGTTTAGTTCCGATATATGCCATTTATTAAACCTTTGGGTTATTATCTTTTATACTTTTAATTCTTGCTTTCCAAGCATCAATATCTTTATAGATTTCATCCAACTGATCTCCAATATCACCATAAGCAGCTTTTCTTGTAGT